GAGGCCTGTAATGAAAAGTATTACCGCTTAAATGCACATTGCAGTTATTGCTGCATTGCTTGTGTATGTTGTCTAAATTGAACCTAAGGTGTGGCGCTGCTTTCACTGTCCTATAATGGCCAGCGTCATATTTAATGGTTGGCTTGAATGTTCCGCAGCTGATACATGGCTGGTCAAAATCCCTTAACTTCACTACTCGGTTACAGTAGCGCTCTACAATTTTTAACCACCAGCTTAATGGCTTGGCCGCTTCAATCTTCTGCTTAGTTTCTTTCCTTACGCGCTTGGCTTCGCTGGCCTCGCGTTTAATTCTCAAGTTATTAGCGTGATCCGCTGCGCATTGCCAGTTGTTGCATACGCATTGCATCTGCCTAACTGGTGTAAATTTACCTTTGCAGGCTTTACAGCGCTTCTTTCTAGGTGGTTTGATCGCCTTTAATGTCACGCGGCCACCGGCAATTGCTTTGCAGCAAAAAGCTTCAACGAAAGCTCTTTGTTTTGTGTTCTTAACTTTTCACACTCAGCAATATATTTAGATGCCAAGCGCTTTGATTCTTTAATCCATTCGTTCATCTGATTTGCATCGCCAACTCTTGATAGCAATCTAATCAAAAGCCACATTTCACGCTGCGCATCAGATTCAACCTTCCATTCAATCAGCTTTTCACTAGCTAATAGATAACTGCCGCCTAAATAAGCCGCTGCGCCTTCAATTGCCTTTATGTGTCCACGAGAATTTACCCAGAGCAATCCCCAGCCTTTGGGCAACTCATTTGGCTTTATCAGCCCTTCTGGGCATATGAAATATCTATAGTTACCCATGCCGCCCTCAATTCTGTGGTTTTTGGCTTTATCAGCTAAAAAATCAGAGCGAGACACTTTCGCCTCTACTACAACGCTAAATACATGGTTTCCACTTAACCGAAAGCCTATAGCATCTGGGATTTCACCATCCCATCCACTACGCAATTCATTAGCAGCAACTATGCATCCATGGCCTTTTTGTGATGCGGGTCTTTTAAGCCACTTAAGTGCAAGCTTGGATATTTCATTGTGATTCACGCCGCCATCCTTTCCCGCTCTGCCGGCGCACCGCGGTAGAAGTTACCGCTGCGGATATGGTTTTCACGAGCTTTCATAAACTTCACCACTTCCGCACCCGTCACATGGTTTAACTGCTCTCCGTACAGCTCAATCGCAAACTTGACTGCGTTATACCCTTCGCCATCAAAGCCGAGTGCGCCCATTCTTATGAACCTATCTTTACAGCGGATCATGCCTTCACGTGCTGCGTTGATCTCATCCATGTAGTCGTTGTTGAAGATGTTCTGTGAAAGCATCATGGCTAGATCAACCGTAGAGTCCAGCACATCAAAGTGAGCCTTTTTCGCTACACGTTTGGTGAAAGCATCCAGTGCCGCATAGGCATCTAACGCGAGGCGCTCTTTGCTATCCTCGCACACCGGCTTAACCAGGTTGATAGCTTCAAATGCACTGTTACGGTTAACTGAGTGCTTGTTTGGGTTAAATTTCTTGTTACGTTTTTTCATATCACTGTCCTAAATTACTTAGTATTGCTTCCATCATTTCAGCGCCTTGCACTGGCGATAGGTGTTTCCATAAATACTTGGTTGCATGTGGGCTACGCAGAAAAGCTACTGCATTGGTGTGAAACTCGCGCATTACCCCTTCGTCACATTCTGCATAACTGATTGATTTTGGCACCGGAATTACACCGCCTTTGGCGCCTGCCATCCATTCAACAAAGCCTGATCCGATCTTTAGCCAATCTCTGAACATATCGAAGTTTTCAATACGCTCTTGGGCTTGAAATACTTCCTGCTCCATTTTCATGTGCAGCCGATGAAATCCGCCTATGCGTGGCAGGTTCGTTTTAATCACGCACATTTCGCCCTGCTCAAGCTTTTCCAGATTGCGCTTAAACAATGCAAACGACTTCTTGTCCGCTGGCGATAAGCCGACAATCTTGTTTTCGTTATTCTTGACTAAGGTGATTTCAGGCATTTTTATTACCTACTGCAAATGTGTGGTACTTAGCCTTACCAATTAAATATGCTTGGTAAGCCTCTTCTGCCATGTCGAATCTTCCTAAATTTATTTTTTTGTTATTAACTCTAATTTGAGCTTTATATTTTCCTGATTCTTTTTCAAAACTAACGCCTCTATATCCTGTTTTATTGTTTATTTGAGGCATGAAAATGTTCTGTCTGTTTTGTAAATTTGTAGCTTCTCTTAAATTTATAAATCTATTGTCAGTTTTAATTTCATTTACATGGTCTATTTGATTTTTAGGCCAGTTGCCCGTCATATAAAGCCAAGCTAATCTATGCGCTTGGTATAATTTTCGATTAACCATAATGCATAAATAACCCTCACCTGTTAAACTTCCAGCAACATCACCTACTTTCAATCTGCTTTGTGGATTTACTTTTATTCTCATAAAAATTCCGGCATCAGGATCATATTTAAGTTGATCTTTTAACTCATCCTGATTAAGAAGATTTTTAGCCACCTGATCAGATTCACTCATTCCGCGGAGTGAACCGTCTGGTAGTTTTACTAGGGTGATTGTGGTCATTACGCCACCTTCGGAATTGAAAGATATTGCGGACAGTCATCACCGGCCAGCCAGAAGTCATTCCACACTTGGCGCTCATTGGCCGGAGCCGCAAAGCGCAAGCATGATTCACGGTATGCGCACTGTTTTGAGCCGTCTGGCGCTTGGCCTGCGCACTTTGCTGTGTCTGCACTGATTCTTGCCATTACGCTACTTTCCTCCAATCACAAGCGCATTCATGCCACAAATCGCCGCCATCGGTGCGAACACCTACTGAATCATGGCTGCGGATAACTTCAACTATGCCAATGACACCTGGTCGCATTGCATTTGATGTTGAAATAACTTGATCACCAATTTTTAATGGCTCTTCTAGCGCTTCTTCCGATTGTTGAAGCGTTTGAGTTGGCTGATCTTCAATTACTGGAAATGTGTTTACAATCCCCCAATCGTCAGCAAACATATCTGACTGACTGGCTAACCACCCCATGAGGATTTCACCTGTTGCCGTTTTCATAATGGCGTACGGAAGAACTTCTGCTGCGCCGCCGTTTAATTCAGCATGATTGCGTGAGTGCTTATTCCAGAATTTTTCCGCTGGCAGTGATTTAGTGCCTTCACCTTTAGCAATCCACATGCCCTTACCATTCCAGCCGGCTCGTGCTACTTTGTGGCCTTTTGCCATTGCATCTAATGCAAGCCCAAAACTCAAACCACCAGTTTCTCTGTAGGCGTTATCAAATTGAGCTTTAGGCGACCATGAAACATAGCCTTCGTATTGCGCTGTATTTGGTTCGCCGCCATCCAAGTACTCAACCAGGTATCCTTCATCTTCACCGCGTTCATTTTCCGGCAATGTCCAGCCTCTAAACTCGTTGTAAGCCAAGCGCGTCATTGGTGTTGCGTTAATAATCTTCGTGCCGATATATGTTTTCATTTCATTTACCTTCCGTTAGTTGTTTAAAAAGTTCTACCGCTTCTGCCGGCGTATCGCGAACTCCGCGAAAGATGCCGCTTTCAAATAATGCAAACTTCTGATTTCCTGCTGCTTTACTGCCACTACTGGTTAAAGTCCAATTGCCATTTACTGCGTGGTAGTCATCTACCCTTTCCCATTTCATGCATTCATAGCCTCAACATCTTTTGCCAGCTTCAATGAAATATCTGGATAGCGGCTAGGGTTGGCGATGATCGGCTTGATCCATGCGCGATAATCACTTTTCGCTTTCGTTGATATGCCATGTGAAATTTCCGTAATGCGCTCATGGTTCTTTTGCAATTCCTCTGGTGTGAACTGCCTACCGATCGCTTTTGTAATTTCCTGCGGCGTGCTGGCTTTACAAAGCTGCACGAACTCCGGCAGGGTCGGCGGGAACTTCAAGTTGTCAGAGCAGTAATCAACGGCTTTAAACACGGTTTTTGAACTTAATCCTGAAAGCTTTGCATGCCATTCAGCCTTTACTGAATCCACCGGAATGTCAGCCCACATATCAAGCCAGTGCTTGCCATAAAAGCTAGCCATGCGCAGGAATAAGCGGTCTATCGGGTTCTGCTGTGTAGTCTGATACATCGATGATTCTTGGCTGGTTGTCTGCATTTGGGTTATCTCCGAACATGGCTTTAGCCGTTGCACTGCGTTTATCGTGAACTGATGGTGTTTTTTGTGCTGCGTTTGGTAATTCGCCCTTGTATAAAACAAGCTTTGCCGCTTCCTCTCGCTGCCGCTTTACTATTCCCAAAACGTACCCGAAGCCCTTGCCGATTAAAGCGGCCTTCTTTGCTGCATCTGAAAACTCAGCCTCAGAAGCGCCAGCATCAACAAGCGCTATTAGAGTTGGGTTTGATTGATTCAAGTCTGTAAGGGATTTGTTTTGCAAATCAAATTGAGCTTTTATGGCAACACACACAATCCCAATGGGCGTTCTTTCTGGAACGTTACAATCTTCTACAGTGTGTGTTTCTTCATTTGGTTTTAATTGGGGTATGGTGTCTGGTGTGTGGTTAGTGCTATTTTCGTGGTCATTTCGTTGCACGTCATCAGCACGCTTCGTGCTATCTTCGTGATTATTTTTTGCTTCTTTTAAGGCACGTCTTTTAGCTTCTCGTGCCAACGCAATATCACGATTCGTGTTTGCCTGTTCGCCAGCCTTTTGTATTTCTGCTTCAATGCGCGAGTGCATTAATCCGCTATCAACCACTTCAAAAAACTCAATAGCCACCTTCACCGCCTTACGCTCAATAGAGCTAACCGCACCGGCTATTCTGCATAGTGCGTCTATGTTGTTTGGAAGTGGTTTTTCTGTGGCGTAGTAATGATGGATGAGTGATAAATAAGCGCCACGCTCGGTAAGGCTTAAATGTCCTGTATCGCGCTGGAAATCACCTATGTAATGTTTATAAAAATTCACATCAAGCCTTGCATCAAGCCGTAATTAAAGAAGCGCTGGCTGCTACGTTGGGCTTGAATCAACGTAACGCTATGCCTAGCTGCCAGCGCGTAAACCATTAAGCTGCTGCCTTTAAATTGACAACTAGCTGATACTCGTAAAGGCCTTTGCCTTTATATGCACGATTAACCTGGTGCGAACCAAAGCGAGGCTTACGCATATGACGCAGCTGTGCGCTCACGCTTGATTCATGGTGTCCGGTTAACTCTGAGATTTGGCCTAATGTTCGATACTCACCATCGGCCATTAAATTGAATATGTCGTTGTGCTGATTTGTGAGGCGTGCGCTATCACGTTTATGTTTGTAATCAGCGCCATTGAATCTGGAAGTTTTAGTGCTGGAATTAATCATTTTTTATTCCAGCACTGTCGGATTGTCTTGAAGCGCCCTGCTAACTAAACTGGCTTCATCAATCTTATGTTCAACAAAAATACTAAGGACGCGATTAACAATGTCAGTGCGTGAAACACTTTTACCCGATGATCTGGTTTCTGAAATAGCAACCGAATCAATAACGGCCAAAATATGCCGAGGGGAATTAACACGTAACTCAGCCAACTCTTCACCCGTGCGGCTGGTGCGTGAAAATGCTGTTTTTTCATTTGACATAAGCTATACCTTTCTAAGCAGCTTCTATAAGTTCAGGCCAAACTCTCATCCAGTCATTTGGGAGTAACTTTTTACGAGTTGATACACCCATTTTTTCTGCGATTGGAGCAAGAAAAATCAAACTTTCTCTTGGTATTTTTTTATTCTGCTTCCATTCAGATACAGACGGAGGTTTGATGTTGAGCATGTTTGCAACAGCCAACGTTCCGCCGAGGTCATCAACCAACTTATTTACATCTAAATTTTTCATAACTGAAATATTAGGCATTCCTTATTGATTTGTCAATAGGTATTCCTTATTTATAATATGTTAGGCTTACCTAATGAATACGCTTGCTGAAAGATTGAAGTTTTTAATTAAAAACAGCCCTGTAAAAATAACCAAGGCTGACATGGCAAGAGCGTGTTCAATCAAGCCTTCATCTATTCAAGATTGGTTTAATGGCAGGACTAAAAACTTAGAAGGTTCTAATTTATTAAAAACAGCAGAGCTGTTTAAATGCTCTCCAATATGGCTGGCAGAAGGTAAGGGAAAGCCTTTTGCTTGGACGATTGAAAAGCGATTTTCTACGGATGATTTAGGTAACAATGAAATTAGAAAATCAACTCCACCTAACAGTTACTTGGTAGAAAAAAATATAAGTGAAGTTCCTGTATATGGGAAAGGTATGGGCGGCCTACCAGATAGATTGTTTACTGATGAAGGCAGGCTATCAAACGGCCATGATGAATATGGTGAGGTTTACTCAAGCGATTCAAATGCTTTTATAACCAGAGTTGATGGTAATTCAATGATTCCAAAGTATCACCATGGCGGTTATGCACTTGTTGAGCCTGAGACGGAACCAGAAATTGAAGATGATGTTTTAATTAAATTGACTACCGGCCAGGTAATGCTTAAAAAACTTGTGTCACGTAGAGGCGGCGTTGTTTTGGCAAGTTACAGCGATCCAGTGATACATACGTTTACACCAGAACAGATTATTTGGATGTATTACGTTGCTTATCCAGTTCCAGCCAGAAAAATAAAAAATAGAATGTGAGGAGCTTTAGTGATAAGTAAAACATACAATATTAAGATGTGGGCGTTACTGTTGGCATTCACTTTCACTAATGCACAAGCTGCAGAGTGGGTTATTCTTGAAAAAAATATTGATGAAAAAAATTCAACAAAAAATTGGGAATGGAGCATTGATGCATCAAGCATTGCTTACGGGGATGGTGGTAATTACGTTAAAGCTTGGACAAAAATTCAATTTTCATCATTGAGAGTTAGTAATGGATCTGGAAAGCTATTTGATCAAATTAGAAGCCTTAGTTACTACAACTGTAAAGAAAAAACAATTAAACTTGTAACGCATATTGAAGCCAACAATATAGGCGGTAAAGATTATAAAATAGATTTCACCGCGCCAGAGTACGAGAAGTTCGTAGATATAGAAAACTTTAGCGAACATAAAGATGCGAGCTTTGCATGCTCATACAAACTTAAATAAGTCTCTAAATGCAAAATAACAATAAAGCCTGCCTGCTCAATATGTTTGATTAACGAAAGATATTAAGATGAAAAAAATTGCTTTGATATTACTACTTATATCCTCTTCTGCTTTTGCCATGCCGAGCTTTCTTGTTTCGGAATGGTATGCAAACGGCAATCATTTTTGTAAATATGATAATGGATCAGTTCTTAATGTGGGGTCAAGCCTATGCCCACTTAGTATTTAAGCAGCTAAAATTAAACAGCAACGCCAGAGCTGATGATTTGGCAAAAATAAGAGGTATATTATGAAATCCATACTAATCGTTTTAGCCTTAGCGTTTTCAATTACAGCATTTGCACATTCTGGCGGCACAAACTCTCAGGGATGCCATACAGATCATAAAACTGGGCAATATCACTGCCATTAAAATAATCACAAACTAACAACCCGCTCCGGCGGGTTTTTTCACGCCTATTCAGTTGTCCGCTAAATTCGGATTACTCAGCAGTTCCTCCAACCCCTGTATTAACACTTACATAATTTGAGTTGGTTAAAACATCGTCATTTTCTGATACGACTAAATTGTAGTTTTCTTCTAAACCATCCGTTTCAACATCTTGAAGTAATCTAAATGGCATACCACCAAAATGCACTAATGAACCTTTAGGTAAAACAAACATATCAATCTCCTAACGCCCTCAATCGAGGGCTTTTTTTCGTCCGCAAATCCTGCGTTTTCAAAGTATAGCAATTTATTATGAATATTTTACAAATAATTAGGAATGCCTATTGACAACAATGTAAGGAATGCCTAATATTCACACATCGACGCAAAATACCGCTTTCGATACTTCCCCACTTAATCGCCGGGAACGCAAGCATAAGTTAGTACCGACGGTATTTTTTAAGGTGAATGAATATGAAAAGTTTATTAAAACAAGGTTTGAATGCGCAGCAGCTACAAGTTAATGCGAACCGCTTAACTGATGCTGACGTAGCAAACATTAAAGCAGCCGGCCTGCGCCTGGTATGCAAGCCTGACCCAGTTAAGCCAAAGGTTTTAACTCTGAATGATTATCGCGTGATGGCTGCGCATACGAGCCCAGAGGCCGCTTAATCATGGCAACCGAAGAATTAGTGCCTGTAAATGTTTTCGGTGCAACAAAGCCGCTTATTCAGATCGATCCGAACTGGCGCGAAGGCTTTAACGAATACCAGGCTGGCTATGCAGATGCACCGGACAAGCTTGAATATAACCGCCAGATGCTTCGCCAAATGCACGAAAGGTACTTTCCTCATGGCTAAGAGATTTTTGCAAAGTTTGTTATGGGCATTGATTGTTATTTGTACATTCTTCGGCGCGATTGAGCTTCAAAAGCAGCTTACAGCAGAGCTTGATAAGCGTGCGGCGACCAGCGAGTTTAAAGGCTGGTGTGCAGTAGATTTTAAAAGCAGCAAGGCAACCGTTGATTGCCGTCATTTAAGTAAATTGGATTAGAGCATGGGATTTTTTCAGTATTACAGCTATTGCCGCAGGCATGGCAGCGGAAAGCTTAAAAGTTTTTGCAGAGCAATAAAAGTAGTTTTATAAGATTTTTCAACTATCGGCATAGTCCCGATCAAAGAAAGGTATCAAATGGAAGCAAATACAGGTTTAGCAGTTAAGCAAGATTCTCAACTTAATACCATTGAGCCAAGCCGCATGTCATCACTATCAATTATGAGTAGCGATGACCACATGGCTAGAGTTACAAAAATTGCTAAGTTAATGGCATCAAGCAAAGTTACTGTGCCTAAGCATTTACAAAATAACGAAGGCGATTGTGCTGCAGTTGTTATGCAGTCAATGAATTGGGGCATGGACCCGTTCATAGTCGCTCAAAAAACACACTTAGTCGGCAGTACTTTGGGTTATGAGGCGCAGCTGGTTAATGCGGTTGTTTGTTCAAGCAAATCCATATCTGGAACATTCAGCTACGAATATAAAGATGAAGTAGGCAGCGGAGCGTCTATGTCTGTTAGCTGCCGAGTGGGTGCAGTACTTCGCGGCCAAGGTGAGATTACTTGGGGTGAGTGGCTTAGTAGCAATTCAGTGACTACTAAGAATAGCCCGCTTTGGAAAACCAACGTAAAGCAGCAGATGGGGTACTTGCAGGTAAAGAACTGGGCAAGGCTTTATGCGCCATCTGCGATCCTTGGTGTTTATACATACGATGAATTGATAGATTCACCAATTAAAGACATTAATGAAGCACCTGCACGCCCACGCAATGGCGCTGACTATGGCCGCCAAGCACAAGAGCAGCAGCAAGGCCGTGTAATTGATGCAGAGCAGGAAAGCCGCCGCGCTGGTTTGATTACCGCACTAGAAGCATTCGCTGCAAAAGGTTCAGCAGCCTTCTTAACGCAATGGAAAGCCATAGGCAAAGCTAATCGCGCTGATGCAGTTCTAGTAGGCGAGCCAGAGTACCTGCGCATTTTAGAAATTGCAAAAGAAGCAGACTTTAACCAGGCGCCAACAGTTCAAGATTCTTTCGTAGCTGAAATGGCGCAGGCCGAAGCGCAACAGCAAGGCCAAGCATAATGTTTCAAAACGAGAACCTATTAAGCCCAGAACAGCGTACCCAACAGTGGTACATGGACCGCGCTGGCAGGTTCACCGGATCTCGCTTTGTTGATTTATTGGCAGAAGGAACGAAGGCTTACGCCGACTTAATCAATCAAATTGTAGTAGAGCGATTAACGAATGATTTTATTGATACCGGCATGGATTCTTACGCTCTCAAATGGGGGCGTGATACAGAGCCTTTTGCAAGGTCAGCATACAGCTTTCGGACTGGAAACATTGTTAATCAAGCCTCGTTTATTAAGCACCAGAAATACGGGGATATTACAGGCGTATCACCTGACGGCCTTGTAGGTAGTAATGGCGGTTGTGAATTTAAGTGCCCGAAAGACCCGAAAATTCACATTGATCGATTCATTAACGGCATGAACGAAAAAGAATTTATGCCACAGGTGCAAGGTTGTATCTGGGTATGCGGTGCGGAATGGTGGGATTGGGTGAGCTTTGATCCGCGAATGCCAGAACACATGCGCCTATATATCCAGCGCGTATGGCGTGATGACGATTACATCAACAAGTTAGAGAAAGCAGTATTTGTAGCAGAAGGCAAAGTAAGAGAAAAGCTAGAGAAGTTCAAGCCAGAACACATCGAAGCACTTTTAGAAAATTACGACCAAAGGAAAACATCATGAGCAAGCCATTACAAACAGTAGAAGCCGGCAGCGTTGCTAATCAAGCGCTGGTTACACTAGACCCAGAAGCATACGCTGCAGCAGTTTACGAGCCGTTTAAAGCTCGCCTAGACGCTGAGATTGCAAATAGCACAGGTATTACTTACAACATTCAAACCAAAGAAGGAATGGCCGTAGCGAAAGAGCATCGCGCTATCTTACGTGCCATCCGTATTGATGCAGATAAAGAGCGTGCTGCACGTAAAGCCCCCATCACAGCTATCGGAAAATTGCTTGAATCAAAGTACACCGAACTTGAAAGCGCAGTAACGCCGCACGAAGATAAGTTTCACGCTGATATTAAAGCCGAAGAAGAGCGTATCGAAACCGAGAAAGCAGCCAAGCTCAAAGCAGAAGAAGATGCAAAGGCCGCTATTCAAAACAAGATTGATGCAATCAAGAATAAGCCGCTGGAAGTTATGAATAAATCAGTGGCAGATATTGAAGAGGCTATCGCGGAATTATCCCCGTTAGTTCCTACGCCAGCCGAGTATGGCGAACGCTTTATAGAAGCCGAGTACGCATTAAAAGCTACGCTTGATACGCTTGCATCAATTCTATCTGGCAAGAAGGCGCAAGAGCAACTGGAAGCCCAGAACCGCGCATTACAGGCAGAGCAGGCAGCGAGAGAAGCCGAGGCGCAGCTGGCCGCTAGAGAGCAAGCGCGTGTTGATCGCATTAAGGCCAAGATTCAAGCTATTAAGAACAATATTATTACTGCGTCAGAGTGTGATTTTTCAAACCAGATTAGCTTTCTAATGGCGACTGTTGATGATCTGGTGATCGGCGAGCAGGAATATCAAGAGTTCACCGCCGAGGCAGCTGAGATTAAGGCTAAAACATTCAATGCGTTAAAACGCCAGCATGATTCATTGCTGCAGGCAGAGCAAGAAGAAGCCGAGGCAGCAGCAAAAGCCAAAGCAGAACAGGCACGCGAATTATCAAAAGAAATTTTAGAAAATGGCGTGGTTGTCGATGCCTCAATACCGGACGGTGATGCAATTACCAATGCATTTGTTGATTCAGTAAACACCGGCACAGGCGCACTAAGTGTTTCAGTAAATGAACAAAACGAAGTTTCAACTAGCCATGTTTCATTAGCGAAAGCAACAGGCAAGCGCCCTACCGCCCAGGCAATTATTAACCTGGTAGCAACAACGTACAAGGTTGATAGCAGCACAGCACAGCGCTGGTTAGAGCAGTCGTTTGGTGAGTTGAAGGCAGCGTAAAGAATTTTGCGACATAGGGTAAACACTGGTTCTTGGTGTATCTATGGCAAACGATTGGCTCACGTTACGAGCCCTATCAAGCCTGGCTGTTGGCGGCAAGCTTAAACCGTTGGTATGTAGTCCGAATGGGTCGGATTATTCAGCAGCCAGACTTGATAGTGCAATGCGTAGGCTGATACGCAAACGGTAACTTAGAGATAAGTGCTTATAAGGGAGTAGGTTAATTTATTTAACTGCTATGAAAACGCGCCGAAGCACTGAGCCGGAGTTCAGCACCGGCGCACTATCAACAATTTAACGAAAGGTAAACCCATGGATAACCAGCAGCAAGCATTTGAAGCATACGCATTAACCAACCCAGAAGTGAAAGCTAATCCTGATCTGCTTAAATTCTCTGATGGCAAATACACCAATACAGTTATTGAAATGCACTGGCAGACATACCAGAGAGGCCGGGCAGATGAAGCTGCTGCAGCAGAGGTTAAAGATGGCAAAGCATAAATCTGCAAAAGGTAATAAGCGTAATGCAAGACGTGATCGTGCCGAGCAAAAGCGCACACCCTGGTTGTGATGATACCGAGTGATTCACGATAAGAATCAAACCCTATTTATGTTAATTAGTGCAGTGAATTTAAGTAAATCGTGCCGAAAGGAAGGTCTCAAACTATGAGTGAAACTATACAAAATTTACACAAAGTGCTTGGTTACATGGCTGAATCTCCAGACTTTAATGAATCATCATCAATGATGTTTGTTCTTGATGCTATCAAAGAATTAGAGTCGGCAAAATTGCAAAATGAAAAAAATTGGAAAGAAATAGCGATTGCATTAGGGCAAAGAGTCAACTACATCATTTCTTACTGTAAGCCTAATCTTAAAACTCAAATGATTAACCTTGAAACAAGAGAGATTACAACTTCTGTTGATTATATAGCTGATGCCCTTGAAATGCTTCCGTCTGTAAAAGTTGACCGTGAAATGCTAGGCGCAACCAAGGCGGAGCGTAAAAAGATTTCTGAAAAACGTAAAAGTGAATCCCTACCAACGCAGCATGAGCCAATTAAAACTGATGAATAATATTTTTTAGGATAGGGAGTTAGAAGATGAATAATTGGATAAGCGTAAAAGATAAATTGCCTAGCGATGACAAATGCGTTCTGGCAATAGTGCTTGATAAAAACAACCTTAAAGGATGGCATTGGCAAATTGTTAATTATGGGAAGTATGAATTTTACACATTTGATGAGGCCCATCCCAATGCTGATGATGATGGAATGGTTAGCAAAATAGGTTGGTACTACGGGCGTGAATCAGAAGGTGAATTTGATTATCTAATATTTGAATTAGATGGAAAAGTAACCCACTGGCAAACTTTACCAGAGCCGATAAAGGCTGAATCATGACCACCTACCACTCTACCCTAACCGCTTAAACCTATTTATTTTAATTAGTTTAGCGCAATTAATTGGCACTGATACGAGAGGAAATGAAGGAATGATTCATCCAAGCATTATTAAATATCGTTCAGGACAATGCCGTAATGATAAATATGCTTTAACCCATACTTACGCTGAAATGGCAGATGGTGAACTTTACCCCATGTGTGGGTACGGATGGAATAGAAGCGATGGGTATGGATTTTCAATATTTCGCAATCAATACGGCACAGAAGGTAAATGCAAATTATGCAAAAACAATTTAGAAGATGGTAAGCCACCAGTAATAGATGGCTTTTATCATAAAACAAGATGGGCTTAATTAGCCGTTGCTACGGCATAGTGCAACGCCAAGACCATAAACCTGATGAACCAGATGGTTTTTAAAGATAGGAAATAGGAATGAGTAACGTACAGGAAGCATTGCAGATATTAAAAGACCATAACAAATGGCGCAGAGGGAAAATAATGCCTTTGCAGCACACCGCAAAAGAGATTGGTGAAGCGATTGATATAGCAATTTCCGCCCTATCCGAGATAGATAAGTGTAAGCCAGTGGCAGAGGTTGTTAGACTTATTGGTGAGCCAATGTGGGTAAATATTACAAATTACAAACCATTAAATCATGGGGATAAACTTTACACATCACCGCAGCCTAGTGATTGTGAAGATTGGCAATACTTTGATAAAGCATACAAGAAGGCAGCAGAAACAAGTGACGCTACCGACTGGATGAATGCGGCTTTGTTGGCGCAACAAGTCCGCAGAAAGCAGCTAAACACGAAAGGTTAATTATGACTAAATTTTTAATATTTATGGTGATATGGATGATTGGTTGCGCTTTTGTTGACTATGTAATTCCAGATGTTGCAAACGCATGGAAGATGGCATTTGGTGCATTCACTGCATTTGCAGCGATTACTATTTCAGGGAGCATTCAATAATGACACGATTAATATACGCAGATGCTTTGCCTAAATTCCCTACGATGTTGCGAAAAATGTGGTCAGGAGGTGAAGTTCAGAAATGGATTGATGAAAATATCGTTGCACATAAAGATGCAACAATGCCGCAACAGGTGCAACAGGCTCTTACATTGTTTTCTGAGGAAATTAAACAGCTTTGTAATGACTTTTCTAGTCGCACTGGCAATGTTTATATAAAAGATGTTGAATCTTGCTTAGATGAAATCTTAAAACAATATATCACCAACGCCCCCACAGTTCAGCGTGAACCAGATGGATATTTTTACACATCAATTTCAGGAGTGACTGACTATTTTTTTGGAGCTATGCACGATGACACAAAGTTATTATTTGAATCAGGTGATATTTCAAACGTTAAGCCGTTTTATTTTGAACCAACTAACCAATCATATGATATGCACGAATGCCAAATAACCTTAAAAAACACTCCGCTGTACAAACAAGCATACGATTTAATTCAAGAAATTGAGTCGTTAGGTTCATCTTTAGAACTTACATCAGCCGTGAAAAATGCGAGCTCATTAGCCGATGAGATAGCTAAACGTGAAATGCAATTTCATCATATATACAAAGCTTTCAGCGAATTGAATGCGCCTACAAGATTTGGCGAACCCACTGTTCAGCGTGAAGTAAGTGTATTTTTTGAAGATGACAATAAAGAAGTTTTATGTTTTGAACAATATAAGCCAGAGCATATTGTTGTTGTTTTAGATTATGCAAAAGGTGAGTATGTGCAGGTTCTAAGACCAAATTCTGATGGTACTACTAGTAGCAAAATGTATGAAGTCGCACCAGTTCAGCGTGAAGGATGGGTAAGTGTAGAGGATAGGTTACCTGAGTATGGCGAACTTATATTAATTTATATTTATTTGCCAAAAAATCCAATTGCCAGTGGAATTTCTGTTGGAAAATTAGGCGGATATATTGAAGAAGATGAGCCTATTGAATATGGGGAGTTTCAAAGAACTATTGGATGTTGGTGGGCAAATGGAAGGTACTACCATAAAAATAATAACACTGGTTATGTAACCCACTGGCAACCACTACCAGCCGTACCAACAGATAAGGAGTAATGAAGATGAAATGGATTAAACAATTTCTATGTGCGCTACACGACCATGCTGGAATTAATAGAAATGGCATCTGTAAAAAATGTGGTGCGAAAGTCAACTTAGACCCTTGGAGTAACACATGAGCGAACAATCCAAAATAGAGTTTGATAGGCTAGATGAATTTAAAAAAGCATATTTACCCGAACGCTACAAACATGAGCAACTAGATAAATTATGGGAACAGTGCCTTAAAGAAAAGATTGAAGCCACCGCAGAAGCCAATAAACGGATTGAAGCGCTTGAGGGTGAGGTTGCGGAGTTGAAAGAAAAAATTTATAGAGATGCGCTAGAGCATGATGTAATCAGAGAAGTTAACAATGAACTCAAAGCCAATAATCGTGATTTACGTGAGTCTTTGAGATACTTTGTCGATTTATACGGCTACGTAAGTTTTATAAGTGATGATGAAAAAGAGAGCGAAGATCAAGTTATCGCGGCACGTAAACTACTCGCGGCAACACCAGCCGAATCACTGGCGAATCATGATGATGAGGTGATTGAGAAATGTGCGAAAGCTATTGATGAAATGGTTGCTGTATATACAAAGAATTGTGATAGATACAAGGATATAGAGGATAAAGAATCTACTGAAAGAAACGCAAATAAAGGTAGAGCAGCTATATCTTGTGCAGAAGTTATCCGTGCATTGAAAGTCGAACATGGCTAGGCAATTCTACGTTATATGGCCTGGCGCCAAGCGAGAAGTAAAAGGCTTTGCCATGGCATCACAGTTAGCTAGTGAATTATTCAAAAAAGGCCTTGAGCCAGAAATTAAGATCAAGTACAAACAAGATAAGTTGGAAGGATGAGAACATGAAAAATATCTACGAAATTAAAGACTGGATGGAATACCTGGGCGCAAGCAGATCAACGGTATCGCGCTATATTAAATCTGGAATTATTCCAAATCCAGACCATTTAGAACCAAGGCCAAGATGGAATAATAGCCCTATGTCAACAGGCCTTCAATCCAATCAGAATAGTGCTGCATCATAGCGATTCTATGATCAAGATACTCAGCGCGATTATAGGAAGCTCGCACATCATCAATTTCATTATGTGCGAGTTGGCGCTCTATCCAATCCTTATCAAACCGCCGGCGGCCATCTAACGTTTCATTATTAAGCACGGTAGAGGCCAGCGATCTAAAGCCGTGGCCTGTCATTTTCCCGCGATACCCTAAACGATACAGTGCAAATAATAGGGTATTCTCACTGATCGGGTGATTAGGCCGCTTTAATGAACCTAGCACATACTTATCATCGCCCGTGTATTGCTCAAGCTCTTTTATGATCCGCAGCGTAAAATCGGTTAGCGGTACAACATGGGGCTTCGGAGCTTTCCCTGTTACTGTTTTCATTCTAGCAGCTGGAATAATCCAAAATCGTTTATCTTTAATTTCTGATCGCTCAAAATAACGTAGCTCTGTAGTCCGGACGAAGGTGAGCGCAAGCAATATTAAGCCTAACCTAGTTACGGGTTCGTCATAGGTTTTAATCGCTTGAAACAAATCCCTAGCCTCACTTACATCAATGCATGGCATGTGCGTACGCACTGGCGCTCTTAGCACGCTGCATAAATTAGTAGCCGGGTGCAGCTGCACTTCATCGGTGTTAACTGCGTAGGTGAATATCTGGCCGAGCCTGCTTGCTATCCTATTGGCCGTTTCAACTACGCCCTTATCCTGTATGCCATGCACTAGCGCTACCAGTTCTTTGCGCGTGATCTTATCAAGCGGCTTATCGCCAATATGCTGAAATACATACTGGCCCATACTCGCCTGGATGATGGCTTTATGCTTTGTGCTTTTCAGATCCGGCAGATGATGCTTGTACCACTTGTCCTCAACAAACTGCCGGAACGTCAGAGCATTGCTTTCAGTAATGCCATGCAGCTTTAATTTCGCCTGCTCGTCTTTGAACTCTGAATTAAGCAATCTTGCTTTAGCAAGGCTAATCTCTGGGTATAGCCCATAAGTCTTAGTTTTATATTTATCTTGAGAATCTTTGTAGTTATATCGCCAAGATTTTATGTTTCTAGGCGTAACAACTAGGTAAAGGCCGGCCATATCAGCAACTTTGTATTGCTGCGCCTTTGGCTTTAAAGAATCTATCTGCTTGATAGTTAGCATGCTGATACCCTAAAGTAATTTAATGCATACCCTACGCGATACCCTAAAATATTTTGACTAGGGATGATTGGTAATGTTGAACTATGACGCATTATGAAAGCACATGAATACAGACAAAGGCAGTCAGTATAATGCTTCCGGTTTAATTTGTGGGGAACTTTGAAGAAGAATGACGAACTATGAAGAAACTTGAAAAAACATTACTGGTAGGCAGTAGCTCTACCATAACAATAATTAAATCAGACACTTAAAAAACGAATACCCTAAATATCTACTTAAAAGCTACTTGCTTGATGTTTTTTAATCATCAAGCAAGTGCGCGATATTATATTATTTTTGAGCAAGAATAAAGATTATAATCCATGAATGGATAAAATATTCTTGCTCACTGGCTGGGTGGTTTTAGCTGCTTTTGCTTTGCACTCTATTGGTAAGCTTCTTCTTTCTTTTTTCTAACCAGCTCATTTAGTTTCTGCATTTGCTTGGTAATACGTTCGTCCACTGCTTTAACCTCTGCGGCCGGAGCGTCTGCATCTACCTTTCTTTCTTTTAGCTTACGAAGATTGCGCACAATCTTTTCAGATTGTTTAGCATGAGCGATTAGCCCGGCCTCTGGGTTCTCTTGTCGATACTCCCTGGTGCTAATGTCATCAGCCAGGCGGCCTTTAATTTCAGTTTCATGCTTACCTAGCATGCGCAAATTATTGTAATACTCTGAACTCTGCGCAGCTTGACCTTTAGCATCGCCATAGAAGCGGCCTACCAATGGCACTTTATAAGGCGGCAATTCTTCACCTGTCAATAATGCCTCGGCTGTTGTGCCCGCTTTACTAAGCTCTCTACCTACGCCGCCAAAGGCTTGCCCCACCAGGTAATCAATTGCATCACCTGTCGGACTTATCTTTCCTGCCGTATATTCAGTGCCACCGGTTAGCTTGTTGATGAATCTTGCAATCTCAATATAGCCAGACCAAGTTTTATCTTTAGTCCGGGTAAAGCCTGCAGTCTGCGCATTCTGGTTAATATCCTCGCGTGAAATCTGGCGTCCTGTCCAATCTTCGTTTTGAGTTAAGTCATTAACCGGGTCAAGCGCCGTTGGTGTAACAATACTCATAATGCTACCGTTGCCGCCAATCGGGTTAAACACTTCGGCAGACATACTTAATATATGTGTAAGTCTGTCACCGGTTTTTTCAAAGCCGGACATAGCCCATTCTGTCATGATGCGGCCTAAGTTCGGGATCGCGTTGTAACCTAACGGCATTGGAATTGTTCCATAGCGCTTATCTCCCAGAGGTATGATGATATTTCTATCGCGTACGAACTCTGGCGGCTCGTCATCACCAAAGCCTGCCAACATCAAAGCTACGGCCTGCATCGCACCAAACAATAAACCGCCCGCGATAATCTGCTGGCCACGTTTCCCTGTGAGCGTTTCACCGATTCTTGCGGTACCTTGAACTGAAGCGTGGCCAGCAGAT